GCGCGAGTGGCACGCACGTAGTTCGCGAACGAGGCATCGTCGTAGGTGACCTCGACGTTCTCGTACGCCAGCTCCGTGCCGCCCCCGTCGCCGAACGTGGCCTGTGGAGTGAGCGAGCGGGGGTCGGTCAGGATGGCGTCGCGGTTCCGGAAGACGACGCGGCCGGCGCCGTCCACGTACAGCTCCCCGATCTCGGTGTCGGCCACGAGCTGCAGCTCGGCCAGCGCGTCGCCGTTGAGCGTCGTGGCCTGAAGCACGGTGTCGCCGTCGGCGACCTGGCGATCGGTGGCCGACCACGAGATGGAGTCCAGGATGCGGTTGACTCGGGCCCCCGAGTCCTCCCCCGCGCCCACGCTGCCGCCGGCCGCCCGATCGATGTTGCCGATCACCTTGAAGGCGTCCGAGGCCGTGAGCGTGACCTCCGAGTAGCCCGGGTCGGAGTACGTGATCCGCCACTCGTCGGCGAAGCCCCGGAAGAGGTCATAGGACGTCAGGGCGTCCGGATACAGCGCGCGGACGCGCACGGCCCGCATGGGGGTGATCTGCGTCACTCCGCCTGAGACGTAGGGCCCGGTGAGGTTGGCCGGGTCGAAGCGGCGATCGCTGTTGTCGAGCACGATGGTGGCCGTGCCCGCGTCGTACCGGATGAGGGGCAGGGCCACGCGCATGCTGCCGCGCTTGGTCGCGGCCGTGATCACCCACTCACTGACGTCGGTCCAGGTCTCATCGGGCGCCAGCGTGCCGGTGTCGAGCCGGCCTCGCACGGCATCGTCGACCTGGAGCCAGGTCGATGTCGAAGCGCCAGCCGTGAACGCGATCTCGACCACCACGGTAGGGTTGGCCACTCAACTCCTCCAGGCCGGGCCGTTGCGGCGCTCGTACTCCTGGATCGCCTGCACGACCATCCGGCCCACGTCGGCGGGGTTGGAGAAGGGCGCCACGCTCACGCCGCCCATGTTGTAGTTGACCGTGCGCGACGACGAGCTGCCTCCCACCCCCAACGGCATGGGCGAGTCCAGGCCCCTGGCGAAGCCCTCGACGACGTTCCGGCCGATGCCCTCGAAGACGGTCGATGGCGAGTGGATGCCGAGCGCGTTGCGGGCCGCGTCGATCGGGCCGGTGACGATGCTCTGGACCTTGGACGCCACGGCCCCGGCCATCGACTCGATGCCGTTGACGAAGCCCTGCACGACCGCCTGGCCAGCGCCGTAGAGCAGCCCGCCGAGGTTGCCCACGGCGCCCTGGACGCGTCCGGGCAGACCCTGGAACCAGGCGATGGCGGCGCCGATGCCCGAGCCCACGGCGGACGCGAACGAGCCCACCGCCGCGTTCATGCCGTTGATCGCCCTGTCGAGCTGGTCCTTGGCCAGGAAGAAGGCGGCGATGAGCTGGACGGTGACCAGGATGGCGGCGGCGATGATCACGATCACGATGCCCACGGCCGCCACCAGCCCCAGCAGAACCGCCTTGAGCTGGTCGGAGTGCTGGGCGATCACGACCAGCGCCGGCTGCAGCTGCGCCCAGAAGGCGGCCGCGAGCCCCTCGACCATCGGCCACGCCTCGGCCACGCCCTGCGCCACCGCGCGGAAGGCGACGCCCACGCCGTCCATGAGCGGCAGCACGACGTTCTCGATCGCCACCAGCGTGGAGGAGCTGACTCCCAGCCGCTCCAGCATCGTGATGAACGCCATCATCGGATCGCCCCCCTGCTGGATCGTGGTGGCGAGGTCCTTGAAGGCGGTGAGCAGCTCCTGCAGGCCGCCGAGCTTGCCCTTCAGGTCGAACGTCTTGGTCAGCATGTCGCCGATCGCGGTCAGCGTCTGCCCGGCGCTGTCCTGGAGATTCGACCAGAGCCCGGCGAGGGTCCCCGACTGCCGCTCCATCATGCCGCCGAAGCGCGACTCCATCCCCTCGGTCAGCGCGTCGATGCCGGTCTGGGCGTCCACCGCGCCCGCCTGCACCTTCTTCATCGCCTCGGGGATGGTCACGCCCATCTTCTTGGCGAGCATGTCCCAGGCCGGGATGCCGGCCTCGGCGAGCTGGAGCATCTCGTCGCTCTGGACCTTGCCCTTGGCCTTCATCTGGCCGAGGGCCATGGTCACCCGGTCGATCATCTCCTGGCCGCCGCCGAGCGCTGACACGGCGTCGCCGACCGCGGTCATGGTCGGGATGATCGACTTGGCCGCGAACCCGAAGGCGAGCAGCTTGGTCGCGCTCTGGGTCAGGCCCACGAACTCGAAGGGCGTCTTGGCGGCGAACGCCTGGAGGTCGCGGATCATGGTGTCGGCCTGCTTGGCGCCGCCCAGCAGCGTCCCGAACGCGATCCGCGTCTGCTCCATCGCAGCCGAGGACTGCACGGCCTTCAGCGCGAAGGCGCCCACCGCGGTGCCGGCGCCCAGCATCACGCCACTGACCACCGCACCCACCGCGGCCAGCTTCCCGATGCCGCCCTCCAGCGTCTTGGAGACGCGGATGGTGCTGTTCTCCAGGTGGCGGGTGTCGCCGAGGAAGCGGATCGTGACGTCTTTGCTCATGCCTTCTTCAGCGCCTTGATCTGCTCACGGACGATGTCGGCCATCTCGTCGAGCTGCCACGCCTCCAGGTCGTCCACCGGCCCCAGCGAGACGCCGGGGAAGTGCTGGCTCAGGATGGCCGCCGTCCGGAACTGGCGGCGCTCGTAGGAGGGATGGTGGAGGCCCTCGGCTTGGGTCGACGTCCGTTGCCGTGGCCGTTGGCCTGGGCCGCGAGTTCGGCCCGCGACAGCTCGTACGCGCCCGTCCAGGCCACGTCGTCGGCGTCCTCCCACGTGAACTCGGGGTCGTCCCGCACGAAGTGCAGGTAGGCCACCATCTGCATCATCGCGACCGGGTCGCCGTTCCCCTTGACGTCCTGGAGGGACATGCCGGTCTCCTTCTGCACGACCTTCAGGTGCCGCGGCTTGATCCGATCCAGCGCGGCGGCCAGGATGTCCTCCAGCTTGGACATGTCGAGCGTCTTCTCTTCGTTCACAGATTCACCTCGGCCTTGGCCGCTTCCACAGCGGCAATGGCCTCTTGCTCGATGAAGCCTCGGCGAGCCTCGACCTCTGGGCGTACGAATGGCCGCGTGCGCTGGCTGAACCAGCGCTCGCGGTCGCCGAACAGGGGGTGTCGAAACGTGCTGCGCCCCTTCTCTCCGCCCTCGTACAGCGGGCCGTGGGGCGCCTTCTTGCCGCTCACGCGCACGTAGGGGCCGGACGCCTGCGCGCCCGCACTGATGGCGGCGGGGATGCGTCTCGACCAGGACGCGCGGCCCCTGGCGCCGACGGCCACGACCTGCGCGATCGTCCGGAGGCGCCTCCGGAACTGCTTCTGCACGGCGGGCGCATGTCGCCGCAATGCACGCTGGAGCTCGGGCAGTCCGCTCACGCGGATGCTGAGGCCGGCCATGTCAGGGAGTCGTGTCCGTGGTCCGGTAGAGCACTGAGATCGCGCCCGAGCCGGCGTCCACGGCCTTCACCTTCAGCGGCTGCATGACCTCCTCGGGGCCGCCCACCTTGGGCGTCTCGCCGTCGAAGCGCACGTTCTCGGTGATCTGGAGCTGGAAGGTGAGGGCGTTGCTGATGATGGCGCCGACGAAGTTCAGGACCAGGGCCGCCTCGGTGCCCGCGATGAACCGGTTGTAGGCCGTCAGGTCGGCGAAGTAGGCGGTGATGTCCCCCAGGTAGTCGCGCAGCTCCTTCTCCAGCGGCTCCTTCCGGACAGAGCTGCCCAGCTTCTTTCGGGAATCGTTCAGCTTGTTGTCGCCGGTCAGCGTGACCTCCGTCACGTCGATCGCCGAGCCGGCGACGCTCAGCGTGCCCTGTGTGAAGACCAGGAGCGAAACTGCTGTGGGATAGCTGGCCGTGGCCAGCGCGGTGGCCGTGGCCTCGTCCTGGGCCAGCAGGCTGAGCTTGAGGTGGACCAGCTCATCGAGCTTGGACGACAGCTCCCACTTGGCGACCTTGACGCCCGAGTATGTGAAGGGGCGCACGGTGGCGCTCTGGTCCGGCCGGCCGAACTGGGCGGTCAGGGACTTCCCGGTCAGGTCGCCCGGAGTGAACGTGTGGTCCCAGACGGTGGGGTCGGTGCCCACGGACGGCTGGGAGCTGGCGACGGCGCCGAACATGTGCTTCAGCCAGAGCCCGAAGCTCTTGTTCGCGACCTCCATCGTGACGTCGCCACCGGGCATCCTGGCGCCCGGCACCCACTGCGCGGAGCGGAGGACGCGGGTGCCCGCGCGCAGGCCCTTCGACTCGATGCGCGGGATGCCCTGAGCGACGCTCTCGTCGGTGAACTCGTAGAAGCGGGAGACCGTGGTCAGGGTGCCGTAGCTGGGCGTCTCGTCGACGATGCCGAGCTGGGCGCTCAGGCCGCTGGGCGGGTTCGCCATCAGCCCTCACCTCCACCGGTCTGCGCTGCGCCGCCTGGGTCCTTGGAGCCGTCCTTGGACTTGCCGCCCGCCGGTTTCTCCGCGAGCGCCTCAGACCACGTGTCCTGCTCCAGCAGGCGCGCGGCCACGTCATCGGGGGCATCGACTGGCTCGCCGCGAGCGGCCACGAAGCCACCATCGGGCACCTCGACCTCATCGAACGGCCCGTCGTACACGATTCTCATTGGCGCTCTCCGTGGGACTGGTAAGCTTCCAGGACTGGCCGCGGCGGGATCGCCACAACCGGTGCTGTCGCGGCCGTCGTCAGCCTGTTGTGGAGGTTCGACTGAATGCTTGGACGCATCCTCTTCGCCGTCTTCTTCGTCTGCGGCGGGTTCCTGTTCGTGATCCCTTACTGGCTGCTGGTCGGAACCAAGGGGCAGCGCCAGCGCAAGGCCCTGCTGCGCGAGCAGCGTCAGACCAACCATCTGCTACGTCAGCAGACCGCCGCCGCCTCGCTGCCATCCTCCAACTACGGAGCGCGATCGTCCGATGGAGCCTGGTGGTGGGACGGCCAGCAGTGGCAGCCGGTCAGCTCACCCGGGCCCTCACGACCACGTTGAACTCACAGTCGACTATCCAGGTGGCC